GTCCCAACAGCTGGTCGCATCTTGCATGTATCTCCTAAATTCTACAAACTTATCAAACTTGACCCAACCTTTGTGAAAAACTCTGACCTTGGTCAAGAAATCACTATCAATGGTCAAGTAGGTATGATTGACGGCTTGCCAGTAGTCTTGACACCTACATCACGCCTGCCACAAAATGTAGAGTTTATTATCGCTCATCCTGTAGCTACTCCATCTCCTGTTAAATTGGAGGACTACAAGATCCACGATAACCCACCAGGAATTAACGGCAAGCTCGTTGAGGGGCGTATCCGTTACGACGCTTTTGTTCTTGACAACAAGAAGAAAGCTATCTACGTTCACAAATCAGCTTAGTGAAGGGGGATAAAAATGAACGATTCTAATGTCGAAGAGACTTTGGTTGTATCTAAAGAAACCGAAGAGAAACCAGAAGTAAAATATCCAAAAACATTGAAAAAAGATGGAGTAACTTTTGCTCTGTCCGACCCGATTGTGATTTCAGCCTTTGAAAATCAAGGATACGAAGTGGAGGAATAAAATAAATGGCTACATTTAAAGCTAAAACAAACTTTTTTATGGCAAAAACAGGGCAGCAGTTTGATGCAAATAATGCGTATGAAATGACAGTTGCTGAAGCGGATGAAATTAATAGACAGACACTTGCGGAATATGGAGACAACTGGCTAGAAGAAATCGAGCAAGTTGTCCCATCTCAAGAACCAACTTCAGATGTAATCCCAGGGCTTTCTGAGAATCCAGATTATTTAATTTAAGGCGGTAAAGTCATGACCTACTTAACAAAAGATGAATTTAAGGACTTTGGTTTTGATGAAGTTGAGGAGTTTGAAAAGCTACTAAAGAGGGCAGAGATTGCTATCAACCTCTTTCTTAACAATTTCTACAGCTTTGTAGACTTTGAAAAAGAAATTGAGCACAGAAAGCAAGCTGTCAAACTGGCTACGGCTTTCCAGGTAGCATATTTGGACGCTAGTGGGATCACTACGGCTGATGATAAGCAATCAGTCTCTACTGTGGTTCTAGGGCGCACTCATATCACCTACCAAAACTCATCTAGCCAGTCTTTAGAGAGTGCTAGGTATAACTTATCACTTGACGCCTTGAATACTCTGAAATCGGTAGGATTTGGCTTTAGGGGGGTAGGTTATGACAGACATTGATAAACGGTTATTGATTGATACTGTAACAATTCAGAAAACCACAGGAGAAAAAGACGGATGGGGTAAAGAAGTATTTGAGAGCCCAGTGACCCTTAGAACTGTTAGGTTTGACAGACAGTATCAAGTCAAAGGTACGAAGAACAACCGTAAAGAGTCCAAGCCTAGTACGTTATTTGTGTACCCTAAATATTGCCCAACCGTCTTAGACAAGACCTTTGAAAATGCCATTATCAACGACGGAGAACGTGAGTACAGAGTGACCTCTGTGGTTCCTGTCAGTTATCCACACAAACAAAAAGTATTTTGCTATGAAGTGGAGTGTATCTGATGGGAGTAGGCGTATCTGTTAAGGTTGATCTAAAAGGTATTGAGAAAAAGGTATCCCCAACAGCGTTAGCAAAGGGTAAGTTAGCAATATCTAATCAGATGTTGATTGACTTTACTCCCTTTGTGCCACGAAAAAGTGGTGAACTTAGTGGAAGTGGCCAAGCAACCAAAGACGGAGTTAAATATCCTGGACCTTATGCTAGAGCTCAATTTTACGGCTCAAGCTACAACAAGGTTAGGACATTTGTCTTTAGTAAATACACCACGCCTGGAACAGGTAAGCGGTGGGACTTGAAAGCCTCGGCTTTACATTCTGCTAATTGGGGGAAAGTCGGACTAAGAGCAATGGGAGTGAAAACATGAATAACAATGATTTTTCAGAAGTCCTCAGGGATTTCATCAACACACTAAACCTCCCTCTGGCTTGTAAGCTAGATTACTTATCAGAGAGGGAGGATTTAGTCCTTTATCCTTTGCCAGGTGGGAAGATTTTAACAGAGTACATGAACGGTAAGCAGGACATTAGCCTTGTATTTGAGGTGGCAATCAAAACGACTGATCATCAAAAGACAAGCTCTATCCTGTGGGCTATCAATCACGCTCTTGCTGATTTCAACCTAGAACTACCTAGCAAAAACAATTCATATCAATTCAGAGGCCTTGAAGTATCACAGCCATTCCTAAATGACCGTGATGAGCAAGGTTTTTATATTTACATGTTAGATGTAACGGCAAAACTTGAAACAAATGGAGGAAACTAAATGCCAAAAATGAAAAACGCCAAGCGCAAACACTTTCTTGCGCCATGGTTACCAACAGCACCAGCTACTGAGCCAGGTAATGACGCCTGGAAATGGCTTGCGGACGGAGTGAAAACCGCTAATTCTGAAAATGACGAGGATACAGATGACATTGCATACTACAACGGCGACGGTACCAAAAAAACTGTAGTGACGTCTGTTAAGAGTGGTTACAGTTTTGAGGGCGATTACATCAAAGAGGATGAAGCTCAGGCAATTGTTGCAGCTATGCGCTTTAAAACTGGGGATGAGCGTAATGTCTGGTTTAAAGTGGTAGACGCTGATGGCAAAACTCAATATGTCGGAGTCGCTACTGTCTCAGGTATCAAAATTGGAGGCGGAGATGCGTCTGAGTATGAGACCTTTGAGTGCACTATCAGCTGGAATGTAGCGCCTAAACAGTCTGCTGTAGTCGGTTGATGATTTGATCTAGGGGAGTGAATAGGCTCCCCTTTTTATTTTTGATTTTAAAAATTAGTAGGAGAGAAAACAAATGGTAGTAATTAAGAAACGTGACAATGTCATCCCTGTTGATTTTGGAGAGTTCAAGCTTGAATTTGTAGCCAATGACAAAAACATCCACAAAATGGAGTCAGTTGGTAAAAAGCTCAAAAAAGACGGCGAAAAACTAGCCAACACAGAAGACAGTAAGGCCTTTGAAACGTTACAAGATTTAGTCAAAGACTCTTGGACAGAGCTGTTTGACAAAGAGGCGTTTGACAAGGTTTACTCATTCTCTAATGAGTCTACAGTGGACACAATGGCCTACTTACTTGAGGCAATCACTGGAGTCATCTCAGAATGGGAAAAACGCAACAATACAGATGCCCTCAAAAAATATCTAGGTGACTGACATGCTGGACCTATCAAGGAAATTGACAGATGAGTTAGTCCTTGGTGATGATGTGTATCCAATGAATATCGCTTTTAACAAGGTTTTGAAAGTGGTGGAGCTGATCAATGATGATGACATTGAGGAACTTTACAAGCCTTTCCTGGCTATTCAAATCTTGACTGGTGTAGATTTTACTCAGGCTTTGACGCCTGAACAAGCTACAGCAATCTTTAAGATGATATTTGAGGAGCATATCAGAATTATTCCAGCTAAAGACACAGCACCAGTGCTAGATTTGGCAGGGAACCCAATCAAAAGCAAGATACGCTCTAGGAGCCAATCTGAGGGAGGAGATCGTCTCTTTAGCTTGAAGTACGACGCTGAGTATATTTACTCATCATTTCTCCAGGCTTACGGAATTGATCTAATAGACGCTCAGAACAGCCTACACTGGAAGAAGTTCAACGCTTTACTCAATGGCCTGCCTAGTGATACTAAATTTGCTGAGGTGCTGAAAATACGCTCTTACAAGCCCCAAAAGGGAGACAGTAAGAAGTACAAGGAGAACATGAAGGAACTCAAAAAAGAGTATGCTCTACCTGATGAATTTGACTACTAATTTTAGAAAGGAGGTACACAATGGCAGATGGTTCAGTTACTATCAAGGTTGATATGGATGGCTCTAATGCTCAATCAGGAGTAAGCAAGCTTAAAGCTCTATTCGGTGGACTTGAAAATGCAGGCTCAAAAGTAGGGTCTGTTTTTAAGTCCGTCTTAGGAGCTAATCTGATTAGTTCTGCCCTGACAACAGGAATTGGGACTATTACAAGTGGTGTCCGTGAAATGGCCTCGGAGCTAAACAGTTCACAGAAAGCTTGGAAAACCTTTGAGGGGAACCTACAGGCCTTTGGGCGATCAGCTGAGGAAATCAAGGCAGCTAAGACCGAAATGCAGGACTTTGCAACCAAAACCATCTACTCAGCCTCTGATATGGCTAGTACTTACTCGCAACTTGACGCAGTTGGGACTAAGAATGTTGGTAGTCTAGTTAAGGCCTTTGGTGGACTTGCAGCCTCTGCTGAAAACCCAGCCCAAGCCATGAAATCATTGTCAACTCAGGCGACACAGATGGCAAGTAAACCTAAAATAGCTTGGATGGACTTTAAGATCATGATGGAGCAAGCTCCTGCTGGTATGGCAGG